CGAGAGAAAATTTTGAAGGTGATGTTGAGGTTCAGTATTATTGGAAATGGTTTTCTGATAATGTGCCGGAATTCTTTATGTATGATTTCTCCGGTGAGCAATTAAATAGAGTGCAGACTGGTTCATATTCATATACTGGTGAATTACCATTAACAAACATTGTTTTGAATAAATTGCCTAATAAGGATATCACTAAGACTAATCAACCAGAATATCAACAAACTATTTTTGATACAATTGATTATAAATTAAGCTATATTGATGACGAGGATGATATTTCGACTGCTGTTGAACCTTTACAACTTTTTGTTGGATTTAGGTCTGATAATGAGGGTGCATTAAGGTCTATTCTACAACTTTATAAGAGAGAGAATATTCAATTTACAATTGAATCAGATGAATCAACTATTGTTTCAATGACAACTATTCTTGATGATGATAAAAGAGGTATTATAAGCTTAAATCAATATTCATCCGAATCCTTTACTGATAAAGGATTAAAACCTGGTCAACATATTGTTATTTATCTTAAAGATAACGTAAGCAATTACAATCAATATATTTCCCATAATAATGGTACATTATTAAAAGTTCGTGAAGTTTATACAAAATCATTAGTAGTTGACTTCTTTAACTTAACAACTGATATAATTGAAGATGAGACATCATTTGAAAATGGAATATATCTTGATTTTACAATTAAAGTAGTTGATAAAGAGATAGGTAGATTTTTTACCTATGGGCAAACTGAAGAAGAAGACATTAGATTCAAAATTGAGCTAGGTAATGTTGGTAAATTAGTGTCGCCTGATGACATATTTATATTTAAAGAATATGACATTGAAGAAGGTGGTATTGATTGGACTTATTTAAATAAAAAACGTAAGGAAATGATGATGATGAAACACCTTATCTATCCTTATATTGGTTCATATAAGTCTATTATCAATGCTATTAACTTCTTTGGTTATAATGACTTACAATTGAATGAATATTATAGAAATGTTGACGCATCTTCTGCTAATTTCTCTAAGCTTTTCAAAGTAGAGATTCCTGATATATTTGATAATAGTGTAGAAGGGTGGGTAGAGAATGATTTTATTAAACATACTATGCCTAATGATAAGTATGATACTACTAATATGTTTAACTTAACATATTTTGTTACTGATAAAGAGGGTAATAATGTTTTAAATTATACTTTAGATGAGATTATCATTAAGCTACAAGGTTTGAAGTATTGGTTGAAGAAGAATATCATACCATTAACTCATAAGATAATGGATATTACTGGTCGTTCTTACTTTACAAATGGTATTCAAGTACAACATAGGTTACATGATGTTAAGATTTATAATATCAATGATAATATGACACCAGTTTATTTTAAAATTGATGAGGCTTATTTGATGCCTGTAAATAGTGGTTCAACTGTTTATAATTGCGTTATGGATTTATATACAATTATTCCAAACATTGGTGCTGATAAAACCAAGAGCGGATTGTTAACACCACCGTTGCCTTATAACAATAAATCTTTAAATCTACCTGATTGTTTTAATATTAAAATCAGAACTTATAAGACTTATAGAGAATGGGCACCATTTACAAACTATTCAATAGGTGATAGAGTTATCTATTATGGTAAGCTTTATGAATCAGCTAAAGATAATAATAAAGTAAATTCTCCAAGAAAATATGAGACAGTTGGTGCTTGGGTATCAAATGAGGTATATGATTTAGCTACTGTTGTAGAATACAATCGAGATTATTTTGTATTTACACAAGCTGCTACATCATCTACTATTGCGCCTGCATTAGACAGTACAAATTGGAATAAAATAACTGAGTGGAAAGAGATAAATTGGGATCCAGTTCAAACTATACATGAGTTTAGAAGAGGTGATGATTTATTACCATTTAATTTTACAGTGGATTCAAATATTGATCCTTTTATTGTAGCTGAGGTTATATCTGATAACGGATATGGTTGTGTATATGGTGATAGAAAGAACTATGAAATAAGAGGATTAAAGGATTTAACAGATTCTTATCAAGATACTGATAAAATCGGGCCATTTGTTCCAATAGCATATTTATAAAAAAAAGAGCCAAATGGCTCTTTTTTATGCTTCTGATTCTTCAATTTCAAATAATGGTTTATCTGAAGTTACATTTGCGTCGAATAATGCTACCCAATCTTGTACATCTGCACCTAAGCTCTTGCTTTGAGTGTCATAGAAATTTACAAGTTTACTAATATCTCCGATTTTTCTTAATACTTCTGCGAATGTGAATGCATCTTTAGTCAAACCTTTCACTTTGTACGGTGAAATTAAATGATAGATATAAGTGATTTCGGTTGCGGTTACTGCAAATGATTGTGTTTCATTAGCAACAAATTTTGCTTTACCCATTTCTACTAATAGTGTGTGTAATTCGATAGCAACGAATACAGTATTTGTATCATACTCTAATTTACTTAGAATTAAATCTGATAAAAACTTCCATTGAGTTTCATTTAGGTTAAAGTTATATTTAGTAGAATCTAACTTATTTTTGAAAATAGCGCATAGTTCACGAGCTTCTTCATATAGTTTATCTTTTTCTTCTTCACTTTTACCTTTACCTTCATTACTACCCATATATTTGATAATATCAGCATAGCTTTGGTCTAAAGCTTGCTCAGATTCCTCATTTAGAGTAATATATTTAACACCATCAATTTCAAATGATGTGTTTGGCTTTACTACGTTTGTGACAATTTGTGACATTTTAAATTTTATTTTATTTAAGAGTTAACTCTTTGTGTTGTATCAGTTGAATTGTAATCTTTCAATACTTCCAGTTTACCTTTAGCATCTGCTATTTTAGTTATCCATTTGTCGTGTTCTTCAACAAGATCAGAATGTTCACCAATAGCTGCTAAATTTGCTGTTCTTAGATATAAATCTAAATTTGCTTCTGCTTCTGCAATTTCAGCCTCATACTTTTTAGTTAGTGCATTAATATATAATTTATTATACATTTTAAATTTTATTTTTTATACAATGAAATCATCATCGCTATTTTCATCACGGTCTTCTTTCTGCTCGATGAAAAGCATTTCAACTTGATTAGCTCTACTTACTTTTTCCACACCGTATTTAGTTACGATTGATGGAAAAGTATTCAATTCTGTTGAGACCATTTTAATTTTACCCGATTCTAAGTTCATATTAATTTTCTCAATTTCTTGTTCAATTAAAATAGTTCTTGATTCCTCGTCAAATGCATCCATCAAGTCTTCGTTGATGGTTACTTTAATATCCTTTTGTAAACGAAAAGCCATATCATCCGCAAGTTTAGCGATTTTAATAAGTTGTTTTTGTTTAGCCGCACCCATAAATTCAATTTTGATTTCTACTGGGAACGTTTTTTTGTTAAAGACTTCGTAAAAGTCATTAATTGTATCTTCTGATAGATCGTAAAAATTATCCATTTATTAATTTGTTTTTTAGTTATAAGTATTATCTAATACAAAGTTTTAATTTCTTAGTAGAAAATAAGTAACCAATGATATTACAATTAAAGATGGTAATAATTTATAATAGATATTATTATAAAATTTTGTAGTATTAATTAATGAGAATCCAATTACAATTAAATATGAATACTTAGCTACTTTTTTTATTTCATAAGATCGAAATAATTCAGTTAATCCAATTGTATTAAGATATGTGCTAACTGCTGAACCATATTCACGTATATAGTTTTCTGATATCCTGTTGATATCCGATGTTTTTAATGAATAAGATTCACCAATATATTCTTCTGGAATATTTAATACTGTATAGATTCTATGTGCTTTATCTATACGCATACCAAATTGTTGTTCTAAGTCAGTCTTATTCTTCTTTAATGCTTTTTTATATTCTGAGAATAATTGAAGCTTTCTAAAAAATGATATTTTCTTCATAGACTGTTATATGTTATAAGACTTAAAATGTTTATCTTAGAGAAGCATCTTTTCCTCTTGATTCGATAAATTCATCTAAACCACCAGTTGACTGATTAATTTGACTTAGTAAATCAATAATAGTATCTAATTGTTGGTGTGTTTCATCATGTTTAGATTTAGGTCTATTTACTGTTGCAACACTTGATTGTGGTTTAAAGTCACCAACGTTTACTGGCTTACTTCTTTCAGTATCAACTTCCACTAACTTACTGAATATGCTTGCTTTCTTTTCTAAAGTCTCCATCATATTAGTAAATGAGTCTTGATTCATTGCAGCAAGTACTGCTAAGTTTCCAGTTAATCTTCTAATTAAATTAACTTTAGTCTCATCTATTGATTCCAGTGATGTGCCGAATTTTTTAAGTGCAATCGCTAATTTATCATAAGCTCCTGCAATTTTAATCATTCCTCTTGCAGCTTGTGATATAGGATCTAAACCAAACATTGATTTGAATGGGTTTGTTACATCTAATGTATTCAATCTTTTTGCTAAATCTGCATATCCAATAACATTTTTGGAAAGATTTGACATATAATTAGGGTCAATATTCTTACTAAAGTAGTCACTATTTCTCCATAAAGATCTTGCTACTGAAATCATAGAGTTTGTTACTCTGCTAACTTTCATTATACCTGCGTATGTTAAATCTTCTAAACCACTTGCAATAGCAACAAATCCTTTTATACCACCTGTTACTCCTGATATCCATATTCTTGAGGGATATGACATCCAAACATTCGGATTAACAGCCGCTAATTTTTTAGCAACTATAATAATAGTGCTTGCTACTGATAATATTCCACTCGAAAGTTCATTTGCTGCTTCTTCACCAGATGTAAACCATCCGCTCTGCTCACTCATATATTTAAATAATGGTGCAAAAGCTTGTAATGCAGCGCCAACATTTTGACCCCATTCTACACTTGGAACTCTACTTACATCAAAGACTGCTTTGTTTTCCGAGAATTTGTAAGCCGCTGTTATTATACCATCTGCTATTGTGAGAATACCATTCTTCATGTCATCAGGTGATACATTAGAACTCCAGAAGTTATTTTGCATTAGTGCCGCATATACTGGAGAGAAAGCCGCTATTGCAGTACCAACACCTTCTGCCCATTCTTTAGTAGGTCCTCCTTTAAAAGCAACTTTTGCGCCTGCAAAGTAATTTGCTGCATCTACAATTCCTCTTGAAACTGTTTTAATAGCCTTAGCAAAGTCATCTGGTCCAATTCCTCCACCAAATATTTTCATTATGCCATTTGCCATAAGCATTGCATATAGCGGTGAGAAAGCCGCCATTGCTAATGCAATTCCACCTGACCAAGCCATTGTTGGACCTCCTTCATATTTACCTTTAGCTAATATAAATGATGTATCTACAATAGTTTGTGCAATCATTAAAACAGCATTATTACCGGCAATTAAAGCAACCATTCCTAATCCTAATGATGCGGTTATAGCAGTTCCTAACACCATCATTGATAATCCAAATCCGGTCATACTTAATCCTACGCCCATTGCCCATCCAAGTCCTGGATATTTCTCATATTTACCTTGTGCTAATATATGTGATGCCGCAACAATAGTTACTGCAACACCTAATATACCTACTGCGCCTGCTGCTAAAGCTGTTGCTCCAATACCAGTCATAATTACAGTTCCTAATTCTACCGCAGCGACACCAAATGCTAATAATGATAAGCCTACGCCTAATGCCCATTCAACACCTGGATATTTTTCATAAGAACCTAATCCTAATAGTAAAGAACTAACCATAATAGCACCTGATAGTAAAATCATACCTAATGCGCCTTGTTCCATTTTCTCTACACCTACTTGTGCTAATACATATGATGCTAAGCCAAGAACTGTTACTGAAACTGCAAATACAACAGAGAATGCTAATATTTTAAGCATTTTCTCAAATGATATATCTGCGGTATCTACTAATATATTAGATGCTATCATTACTGCTATTGCTAATGTTGTAAATATTAGAGGAATTTTTACGACATCTTCAAAATCCAATTTATTTATAATAGGGGACATCGCTTTTAATGCATATGCAAACACTACGAATATTAATGATACTCCTAACGCTGTTATAAATTGAGAGAAACCTATCCCTTTTACTTGAGATAGATATTCTGATGACTTAGCAATTGCTATTGACATAGCTACTAATACTAACGGCATTAACAATGATACTGTTATAGCGATTGCTGGATTTAAATCTTTAAATGCACTAAACATTTTGTTCATACCAAATGATAGAACCGTAAACATAGCACCTATTAATATAGCTGTTCCTGCTTGTGCAAATGTTATTGGTGTGATAGACTTTAATACCCAAGATGATGCTGCAATACCTAAGGCAATTGCTGGTAATAATAGCGGTAAAAGAGCAATAGACTTAGCTAATGTTCCTATATCTGCGCCAAGTGAATTAATTAATTTCTTAATACCGAATGATATTACAGTAAACATACCTGCAATTAATATAGCTGTTATCGCTTGAGAAAATGATATTGGTTCAATGTATGATAAAGCCCAAGATGATAATGTTAATCCTAAAGCAATTGCTGGTAATAATAGCGGTAAAAGAGCAATAGACTTACCTAATGTTCCTATATCTGTTCCTAATGCTACTATCATATTCTTAATACCAAAAGATATTACGGTAAACATACCTGCTATTAATATTGCACTGATAGATTGTGATAATGATATAGGTCTTAAAAATGCTAAAACCCAAGATGATAACATGACAGCCATTGACATAATAACCATAGCTTTTCCAGTTAATATAGCATTTTCCACACTGACTTTTGACTCAGCAATTTTAACAAATGCTTGTGATATTAAAACCAATGCTAATCCTAATCCAACTACTGAGACAAAATCAACTGTTCCAATAATTTTAAAAGCAAGTCCAATTGCTAAAACCGCACCAGCTATTAGCAATATTGTAGATACTCCTTTTTTAACTAAGTTTTCTTTCTTTGGATCTTCTCCAGTTGAATCAAATATAGTTCCATCAGAATTATTCCTTCTTTGCATTTCAAGAATGGTATTCTGTTTAGAAAGTATATCTGTGGTATCCTTTTTGATAGATTTTAAACTAGTATTGATTTCAACCAATTGTTTTGAGAAATCGCCACTCACTAATGCATTAGTTGTAGTTGTATTACTTTGACCTTTTTTAGCCAAAGTTTCTGCAATCATATCAAGAGAATTAGATAGGTTATTGAGTGCATCCAGCAGTTGTTTATCCATACAATATATATTAAAAATATTAAACCTTTAACATATTAATATTTTTTACTATAATTAAAGATTAATATATAAAATACAAAATACACAATGACGGAAATGGGTTTGGAGAAAGTAATTAAGTACTATTTACTTGGTAAATCGCTCAAGGAAATAGAGGCAAACCGTATCTTGGATAAGATTTCTAAAAGTCAACCAATTACGGAAAGAGAGAAAAGATTTTTAGATCTTTACAATCACACCACAGATGACTTAGAGAAAGATTTTATGTACTTATCTAAGAATACCGCATATGAAAGAATCAGAATTTTACTGGAAAGTAAAAAGTCTATCATATGTAATCTATATGATAGAGATGGTAAGATAGGATTAAAAATTCTTAGCATTGAGAACAATTTTAATTCAGAAAACTGTGTAATCTTTATGACATATGATACAACACATATGTTAGAAGATAGATTTTTATACAACTTAGTTTATAATACTAAGAAAGATAGATATTCGTTGGAAATCCAAGACGAGTATTTTGAAAAAATAAATGCAAAGAATGATTAAGAAATTCAAAGAATTTGTTTTAGAAGCAATATCTGGAACCGAATTAGTTGGCCCTGTTGGTCCGGCATATGGTGAAACCAGATTGCGTAATAAAACACTAACATCTTTAGATACTGATGTTATTCTTTCAGAATTGGATGGTAATTTTTATACCCGTGATGAATATAACGATGTTTATCAGGAATATTTAAAAAATAGTGGAAAGCCTTTAATGGGTTTTAGCAAAGAAAATTTAGACATTATTATAGATTATTTACAAGGGAATTAAATTACAATATATAAGTTGATAAAAAACAGAAATCAATTATGAGTAAATTAATAACACTAAATGGTGTAAATGATGATGATTTATTAAAAGAACTTTTTAATGATGAAATTATCGTATATGAAGATATACAAGGCAGTAAAATATGGGTAAATTGGGATGGTAAAGAATTTACTATAAAACCAAAATCAATATCCGCTGAGCCAATCAATCTTATAGATATGGCTATGCAGAATTATTATAATCCTGCAATTGACTACTTAAATTCATTGGATAATAGAGTTAAATCACTTCTTAATAAGAAATGGTGGTTTTGCTTCGAGTACTTTCCTGATGAACAACCTGCAAATATAGCTTATAATCGAATGCCTAAGAACAAATTAGTTCTTACTTCTATTAATAAATCTGGTAAATACGAATTTATAATTGAAGAATTGGACGAATATGCGAGATTATTTGATGTTGATATTATTCCTGTGATTTTTTATGGTAAATTAACTGATAAAATGATTGAGGCTATAAAGTATTTTATTAATACCAGTGAGGAAGATTTAGATTATATCTTTGGTGAGAAGTCTTTCACTTATTTCTTTTATAAAATATTAAATCCAGCTTCTCAAAATTCATTCTTAATGGAAGATGACTTTCAAAAGAATGTAGAGAAGTTGATAGTTAAATGTGTAACTAATGATTTGTCATTTGAGCTTCTTAATCCACTTTATAGTAGATTGAGTGAGAATAATGACACGGAATTTGTTGAAGTTTATACATTGATACTTATTAACTTTTTGAATTTTTGTCAATCAATTAATATTGATCATATTAAATTAAAGGGTGATACTAAAGAAGAGGTTTATATCTATTTGATTTGTAAGCTATTTAATATTTATATTGGTGAAGTAAAAAGTGATTTATTAGATTTTGATTTTATAGTACCAGACTTCTTTGATAAAGATAAGTTCAAGATTAATACAGAGTTGATTAAAAATAAGCTTACTAAAGATTATATTGAAGAAAGTACAAAATTTGAGTATATTTTTAAAATCATTTTAGGATCTTTTAATAAAAGAAGAAAGAAAGCAATTGGAATATTTACTGATAATACAGTAAAACTATTTAATAAGTTTGTTGATGATATTGAAAACAATATTAACAAATATATGGGTAGAATGCATGAATTAGAATTAACTCGTGCAGGATTGATTGATTTTGGTGAGTTTTTTGACTTAAAATATGATGTAGATGGTGCTGGTGAAACTTACCCGGATATTTATGATGATTTTGAAAAAGGAAACGTAGATAATAAAAAGAAAAAAGGTAAAGATGGTAAAATGTCATTTGAGCCTACAAAAAAATAAAAATAAGAAATGTTTAAGGTTTTAATTGGTAAAAGACAAATTGATGATGTTATTGAATATCAAATACAAGATTATGTAATAAAAAGTGGATATATTAAGAGCGGTAGCCCTTATATATTGTCGGATGAATATATTAGAGCAGATGTTAAAGACAATCCTGTTTATAAAACATTACAAGAAACGGAATTTACTGATGTTAGAATTGGTGGTGTGGGTAAAAATAGAGCATTGACTACTAAGAAAAACTCAACCGATGTTGATAATATTAGTCAATTACCAACTTTTTAATACCCAATAGGGTATTTTTTTTTATGAAAGAGATAAAATTAAGCTCCTATAGTAGAGAGGCTATTGAAGATTTAAAGGTTATGCATGGTTTTGACTATAGTGTAGAAGATGCTATGGTCAAAGCTTTGGCACGACAAATTATTGTAGATATGCGTAAAGCAAGAGGTATTAAAAGATGTAGTAAAATAGAGAAAATTTTTAAAAACATATAAGTTATTTGCTATATAAAATCTATGTATATTGAAGCAAATTCCCTTAATAAATCCACACTCTCCGTTGAAAAGAATTTAGATAAAAAGACTTTTTCACTACAATTTCTCCCTGAATGTTTTAACGAACTTTCTACCAAAAAACATATCGAATATAAAGAAACAAAATTAAAAACAGATTATTTAATTGATATTGTTCATAACCTTATTTTAAAATTCTTTTTCAAGAAAGAAAACAGATTTGCTTTAAATGCAACTGTTCTAAAAGATAAATATGGGTATCTATATAATTACTATATTAATTACTTGATAGATACTAACATACTACATTTAAAATCTAATTATTTAAAAGGTGTTTCATCACGAATATATTCATTACCTGAATCTATATTCACAAATCGTATAAATCGTTATCGAAATTTTGATAAAGTTTTATTGAAGAAATATAAACTCAAATTTATTGATATGATTCACATTGATGAGGAATCCAGTAAGAGTCTTATTGATGAATGTGTAAAAAATAAACTTGTAGATGATTTATTTTCTGTAAATATAGAACATAGTAGAGCTATTTTTTATTTAGATGCTCTTAAATATGATGATGTGGATATTTATAATAGAAATATCTATTCAGTTGAATGTATTAATGATGGACATATATTCTATCATTTTGATTCATACGGTAGAATGCATACTAATTATACTATATTAAAGTCATTTATTAGAAAAAATTGTTTATTGATAGATGGTTTAGAAACTTGTGAATTGGATATTCAAAACTCACAACCACTATTTCTAACAAAACTTATTAATGAATCCGGTAGCAAATGGGTAGATGCTGATGAATTATCGGTTTTTACGCAATTAACGACAACGGGTAAATATTACCAATATGTAATGGATATGTTAGGTGAGTCGAATAAGAAAAAAGTCAAGGAATTAACTTATAAAGTTTTATTTGGTAGAAATATGGGTAATAGTAAGGCTGATAAAGCATTCAAAAATTTATTTCCAACTATACATAAGTTTATAAAATTATATAAAGCAGAGAAAGGAGATTATAGAATTTTAGCTTATGATTTACAAAAAGCTGAGTCAAATTTAGTTTTTAATAAAATTATTAAAAATATTATGATGAATTATCCAGAAATAAAAATAATTACTATACACGATAGTATCGTAATTCCTCGGTTATTCAAGGATGTTGTTACTTCCATATTTGAAATGGAATTAAAAAAAGAATTTAATATTAATATATAATTAATGAAAATATTTTACTTGAAAACTAAAGAAGGTGAGATTATTGCAAAAAAGGAATGTGAGAGCATTCAGTATGCAAAGGTTTATTTTTCCGAAATGAAAAAGTTAAAAATGAAAGACTTACTAAACATTTTTGTCATTTCAGAATAAAAAAAATATAAAACAGTGAATTTACAAAATCCAAACATATCATACTTAATACTTTCATCAGGCAATATTGATGATATGACTTCTGTTTTATATGCTAAAGAGTATCAAATTTTACCATTACAATCTTATTATAAAGAAGCTTTCAACGAATCAGCTATGGGTTATAGTGATGTTGATAATGATACGCTTAGAAAAGATACACTTTTTATTTTAAATCATTTTCATCAAGAAAGTGCTATTATCAAATATAAAGGTGAAACTGTGCCTAAAAAAATATTTAGAGATGGATCTGAGAAAATATTAGAATTAAATATGTATAATACTAATTCAGAATTAGTTTCTTATCTTTATAGAGGTCTTTCATTTTCTTTTGTTGATGCTAAAAGATATTGGGTTCCTCGAAGTAAAGAAGATTTTAAAGCTGGTATGGTTGTTGAATATTTCAACAATAATCAATGGACTGAAAAAGTGGTGGAGAATCCAAATGTAGAATGGGATAAATTATATAAACTACTATTAAAGTATGATAAAGTTAGAGTACAATCTAAAAATTAAAAAGTCTTGAATTTCTTCAAGACTTTTTTATTAAAAATTATCATATTTATTTGACATTCCCATTTTAGGTAAACTTGCATTTATACTTTTGATTAAATCTTCTTTTGATAGAGAGGCACTTTGTTGTAGAATTTGTAAATTCTTTTGATAGTGTCTCATATCGGGATTTTCTCTATTATGAAATAAATGATAACATTTATATTCCAGTTCTTTATGTGTTAGAAAATTTGCTACTTTTATAGCCTGAAAGTCATCTTCACCACCCCATCCAATGAAGGCTTCGTTCCATCCACCAATTTTGCGAATAGCATCCCTTCTAAACATAGAAATACCACCACATAGATTGATTTTTTGATTGTCATTTTCGCCACGACCTGGTCTATCTATTTTAAGAAGCTCTTCTAGTGGTAATCCAGATTCTTGTGGTTGTAAATCAAGAACTGATTTATAAGGATTAACCATTTCAAAGTTTTCAAGTTCTCTAATAGCTGTTACGAAATCATGAGGGTTCATAATTAAGTCTGAATCTGAGAAAACGATTGCTTCAGCTTTTGAGTTTTTGACTCCAATATTAAAAGCCCATGATCTATTATAAGGAGCATCTGACTTTAAGAATATGTGTCTGCATTTTAAATTTAAATGTGAAATTTTTGAGTGTGTGTCTTGTTCAACTAATATTACATCTACGTGAGAGAATCCATTAATCCAATCTAAAACACGTCTTAGGTTATGTAGTCTATCAATAGAGTGTCTATAACCTATAATGAAACTAAAAGAATGTGCGTTCATTAACTAATTTTATTTTTTATATGTATTATTTAATATTAGTTTTCTTTAACTTAGATAATTGTAAAAGTTGATTAGTGGTGAGGTTATTATAATCCCATCCCATTTTTTTACAATACTCTATTATATCTTTTTCAATTTTATTCATTTCCCCTTTTTTTTATTATTATATATTTTTTTACTATATTTGTCTCATGGTATTTAAAGTAAAAGGTATAATTGAATTCAGTCCAGAGGATAAAACTAAAAAACATGCAAGTCAATCTGTGTGGAAGAGAGTTGCTATGATCCGAACAAACTGTGAAATGGATAGATATTATGCTTGGTTTCTTAAAAAAAGATTTAATTTAGAACTTAATAAGAATCTTCGTGGAGCTCACATTACTTTTATATCTGATAGATTGGATAAAAATACTTTTGAACAAGCATCTATTATATTTAATGATAGAGAAATTGATTTTTATGTTGAGATTGAACCAAGAAGCAATGGCAGTCATTGGTGGCTTAGAGTTTATTGTCCAGAAGCTGAAAGTATTCGTGAAGTTATGGGATTAAGTCGCGAGCCATATTTTGGATTTCATTTAACCATAGGGCATGCTGTTGAGAAATATCCAGAAGATATTGAATTGGAGAGTAATGCTGTTAAAGCTAAAAAAGATTATTTAGAACACTCTAAATATATTTATGAATGTTGTAAAAATTTTGATATTATTTCATCTGAGTCGAGAATTCCACTATCTGAACAAATTATTGTTAAATATGAATAATATCATAGCTTATATAGAGAAGAGTTTTAGCCTTGTATTAACTCCTTGTACAGTACCGTTAAATAGTAAACATGTGTTTAAACGTGATTTTTATTTGCTTATCTCTGATAAGTTAGGTTTTAGGTTTATGAGATTTTTGCGTGCTATTAGTCCTATTAAATATATGAGTGAGCGACCAGGTGGTGAAATATGGATGAAGCATAAGGAAAGTGGCATAGAAGTTCAAATTAAACCTATACCGCCCGAAGCATCAATTTATGGTGATAATGATGGTATTTTTCAACCGATGCTTTCCGGTAATTATAAAGTTCGTGTTTATACAAATGATGTTCCTGATAAAAATTCTTTTAAAATAAATTCTATTAGTTATTCTCAGAGTATTAATCACTATTTTATGAAGATTCCAATATTAAAAGAAGAGTATAGAAATAATCGATTGAAAGAAGTTATAAGAGAGGACTAAGTCCTCTTTTTTTTATATAATAAAAAACTAAAATTATTATATGAATAACAGTGTTGATAAACAATATTTAAAATTTTTAAAACATATCTTAGATAAAGGTACTGTAAAAAGTGATAGAACTGGTACTGGTACAATCTCAATATTTGACTATTCAATGAGATTTAATATGGATGAAGGATTTCCTCTATTAACTTCTAAAAAAATGTTCACTAAGGCAGTTATTGTAGAGCTAATTTGGTTCCTAAACGGAGATACAAATATTAAGTATTTAGTAGATAATGGTTGTAACATATGGAATGGTGACTGCTATAAGAACTACCTGAAACATTTTGAACCTGAAAAATTCCCCAATTATGTAGATGTTAACCCACAGTCACTTCTACCTTTATCGATGGAAGATTTTATTGATGAAATCAAAACAGATGATGAGTTTGCTAAGAAGTGGGGTGAGTTAGGTCCAATTTATGGTAAACAATGGAGAAGATGGGAATCTATTGATAAAGAATCTTTCTTTAATAGTGATAATGATATGGATTCTCACGTACATAACGGTGGTATTTTCTACAAACCTAAAGAAGTAGATCAAATTCAAGATTTAATTGATATGCTTAGAAGTACACCTGATTCAAGAAGATTATTAGTTAATGCTTGGAACCCAGCAGATTTAGAAGATATGGTTTTACCACCATGTCATTATGGATTTCAATGTTATACAACAGTAATGAGTTTCGAAGAACGAGTAGAAAGATGGGTTAAATCTATTGGAAAAGATATTTCTTATGGTAGTGATATGACAGATAAAAAGCTTGATGAATTAAATTTTCCTAAAAGAAAATTAGATTTGAAGTGGCATCAGCGTAGTTGTGATGTACCACTTGGGATTCCTTTTAATATAGCATCATATGCCTTTTTATTACACCTCTTGGCTAGAGAAGTAAATATGATACCTCATGAATTGATATTTTCTGGTGGTGATTGTCATATATATTTAAACCAAGTAGATGGTATAAAAAAACAACTAGATAATGAGACTTATAAACTGCCTATATTAGAGCTAAGTAATACATCTATATTTGATATAAAATATGATGATTTTAAAATTATTGACTATAAATCTTCTGACACGATTAATCTACCCCTTTCAAATTAGAAGATAATTACTAAAATTAGGATTACTTGATAAACATCGCCAACGTATTGTCACCACAGGTAATACTAGTTCTTTTGATGCATCATTATATGATTCGTATATAATATCATCGATTGATACTTTAACTCTATTGCTTGGCTTTCTACCAATTGCTTTATCGCTCATTATTTTCTTACTATGCTCACTATGTTTTTTATTAAAAAATGGATTCTTATCTACTCTGGGCTTCCCTTTTAATCAAACTAATCTATAATTTAGAATATAAAAAAGAAAACTTATTAATGAGTAATAAATTAAGCTTTGAACCTCAATATATGGAGAGTTTAATGGAGAAGATTAAGAATATTGATGTTACTAATCTATCGGATGAAGTGAGTGATGAAGTTATATCTTCTGTTGTTGAAGAACAGAAAACATATTTCTGGATTAGATTATTTTTGAAAGATGAAGAAGAAAATATTGAAATTGGTGATGATATTGCTATAACTTGGGAACCTAGTGGTGAAGAGTTATTAACCAAATTTGTCTGCTTTGGGAAAAGTGGTGTTACAAATGACCAAGGTGAGCAAATAACATATTATGAAGCTGAAGATGATAAGAGGGTTTTATGTTTAATGATTGACGAAAAACAAGTCAATTTTAATGATGAAATACCTTTCATTAGAACACTTTTCAAAAATGGTAAGCATTATGAATATCAATTAATGAGACGTGATGAATTATTGTTTATCAATAAACGAAATAATATCATTTTAGAATATTACGAATGTGATTTTTAATTATGGACTCAGAAACGATTGAACATTTTTTGTCAAACTATTTCAATGAAATAAGATGGGTGAATACCGATGTTGTTGTTGATGAAATAACAACTGTGTATAAAGAAAATGGTATTGTTAAATCTAAAAATACCAAACAAACATTTAATATGCTAAGTCTGTTGACTCCTTCTCTAGAAGAGGTCAATAGGCTTTTGCATTTACAGATAGACCAATGTCAAAAAAATATAATTAATGTTAGTTTTATCGATAGATTATTGAAGAAAAATATCTTTAAAGATATAGAAGGTGATTGGATTATTACATCGAGTGACATTTTTAAGCAATATTTTTCACATAGAGAAAATATAAATGTTTATATTGCTGATAATTTTAAAGATTTAGTTGTTGTCGGTAATAAAGATATATCTATTTTATTACACGAAAGCTTAGAGAGTTTCCATATTGATTGTAATAATTTAAAAGTATACCAAATAAAAAAGTCGAGATAATCTCGACTTTTCTTTTAACCTAATAGTTGTTCTAATTTTAGATTTCGTTTAGTGGCTTCATCCATGATCAAATTGACATCTTTTTTATCAACCCATTTACCGTCCATAAATCCAAGAATATCAGCATCCATTCCCATATCATAATTTGGTGAGCTACAATCAAAATTTGTAGCTTTAACTTTAAATTGCTTATCAGTTATCTCTAATATATCAATTTCATAATCAACAGTTAATGATTTACCTTTAAACGTTCCTGAATGATAAGATAGAGATTGATTTTTAATAATTCCTCTACTAGAGCTGATTTCGGTGGTTTCTTTCATTTTACGATTTTCGTCAGTAGCTAATTTTAGCTTTGATGTTAATTTCATAATACGATCAACCAAAACAATTGATAATACAATTGTTATCAGAAGTGAAATTGATAGAATAATAAGTGCTGTTATCATTAGTCTTTTCCTAAGAGCTTTTCAAGTTTTATATTTCTTTTTGTGGTATCATCCATTATAAGCTGTACTTCATTTCTGTTTACCCAGTTATTTCTGTCGCTTATATAATTTATAATTGAATTTTTGTGTTTCGGATCTGCAGCAAAGCTTTGATTAACTGTATATGATAGAGCTTTTATCTTGAACTTAGTGCTTGTAAATTCGAGTATCTCAACCTCATATGTTACTGTAAATAGTTTTTTAGCATTTTCGCCTTCTTGCCAAGATAATGATGGTGCAATATATACACCTTTTCTACCAGTGTAGTCAGTGCTATTTAGTTCATCAAGTTTTTCTTTTTTCAAACGCTTAACTTGAGCATCTGATGTTTCTTTTTCTCCTTTAAGTTTATCTATTTCTTTCCTACTTGCTTCCAAGTCATTATAAAGTTTATGACTAAAAATTATGCTTACAACTAAAGCTACCGATAAGATAGCAATGATGATAATGTTTACCATTTATATTTCGTAATAAAGTTCTGAATAAATTGGTGACCTTTTGACAATTTCTTTTACCAAATCTGTTCCAATATCTTGTAGTAAATATTTGAAAATCTGTTCATTTTCAATCTTTTCAAGAATCTCACCAGTTGATAGTGTGATTATATCCGACTTGGTGAATTTAACATCGGTTGCATTGTAGCCAGCGCCATGTGTCATATAACCAGTCTTGCATATTTGAGTAAATAGCTTTTCGCCTAATACTGTTCTTACTTCGTTCATAAGTTCTTTTTTAATCTATATAGTTTTTCAACTAAATGTTTAGTTAACAAAGATAAATAATTATTTTCAACTAAAAAAATTTAATATATAAATCACAAACAAAATATTATGAAGACTTATGAAATGGATTAAATCAAGAAATCTTTTTTTGAATGAAGCTAAAATACGTGATGTTATTTTACCACCACAAGCAAAAGTTATTTCACAGCGTTGGGGTGATAAGTACCTTGATTATGAAGAGGTGACACCAACAAATAAAATTAAACAAGGTACTTGGAAATTATCGGAAGATGATAAAAATGAAGTTTTAGGTATTTTTACACAGAGTGATATTCCTCAGTTATATGAACTATTTTCAAATTTACCAGATATTTTTGTCAATTTTGTGAAGAATTCTATTGATACTTCATTGTTATCTAAAAAATTTATACAAATATTAAAAGATTTAGATTTAAAAAATCCAAATCTAGATCAAATTTTAATTATAAGAGAGCCAATTTTTAGAAAAGTTTCAATAAATGATACTATGTCATCAAGTATTATATTAAAAGATGAAAACGGTCCAATAAGAGATGAAAATAATCAAATGGTTAAAGTTGATAAGCCTGTTGGTGAAATAGTTTATACTAGAAATCTTATTAATATGAATAGTTTATTAGTAGATTATAATACAATTATTGATAAATTTATTGAGTTAAAATTAGAGGGCTATAGCAAAGATGATAAATTAGAAAATACATTATTTTCACATAATCAAAATTTTAATAATTTTATTAGTTATGCATCTGATTCTCAAAATAGTTATGATGTAGATTTTGAAATATTTAATAGAGATATATATTTGAAAATTTCTCACAATCCGCAAGATATTTTAAATATGTCAATTTCTAGATTCTATTCATCTTGTCAACATTTATATTCTGGCGGTTATAGTGATAGAGTTTTGGGAAATGTATTTGATCCTAATAGTATTCCAGCATATTTAATATTTGATACACCTATTTATAATAATGAGGTGTTGTTATCAAATCAACTACCATTATCAAGAATGATTATTAGAAACATTGAAACATTTAATGTTAATGATGATACTAAGTTATTTTATGATAGAGCATACCCAGATAGAATGCGAAGTATTTTTGAAAAAATTTGCAATAAATATTCTGGTAATGAAAATAATTATACTGAAAGTAGTTATTACTATATGCCTGATGTTGATATTGAAGATAATTTATCTGATCCATATCAAGATAGACTAAATCTAGTTCGTAGCAAATATATAGGTAAAAATATTAAGAGTCTTAAACTAACACAAATTGAAGATTGGAGTAAAGTAAAGGTTGATCCTAATGTTAAAATTAAGGAATTAGTTATAGAAACTACAAATCTACCAGAATCTTTATTTACCGTCAAATTAAATTTGGATTGGGTTAAATTTAAATTTTTAACTATTAAAACACTCGCTGATTTTAAAAATCTAGCAACTGATAGTTATGCTTTTGATAAATGTAAATTTGCAACTGATATTATTGCTGAATTACCTGCAACTGTTAAGAAGTTGCAATTAGTTAGTTGTGATGTTGTTAAGATGGATTTTTCTAAGATTGAAAATTTAGAAGAGTTACAACTAATCTATACATTAGATGGTATTGAAGACTTAAAGAAATGTACAGAAGGGTTAAATGTTAAAAAATTAGTTATATCTGGTGATTTAGCTGGAAAAGAAAATAAACCTTTTATCAATTCATTGAAATCAAAAGGTATAAAAATAGAAGTCGTAGGACCAGTAATATAATATGAAAGATTTAAGATATATTAAACTATTTGAGGCATTTGAATCGAGCAAACTTAATAAAACTTTAGGATTTTTAAATAAAGATGGTAAATCTTCATTTTTGTCTAAGTTGAAACAAATTTGTAAGACTATTGATTTGCCTGAATCAAAGTTATCTGATAGTTTATTTGAATATTTACCTTATGCGAAAGCTATTAAATTTAATGGTGATGCGGTAACTCCTATGGATTGTCCAGCTGAAGGTTGTGATAATGGTAAAGTTACAATAAAATGGGGTAGAGGTACAAGAGCTATGGATTGTAACACTTGTAAAGGAAAAGGAAAGGTAGCTAGAAAAGCAAATTTATCAGTTATAAAATTCTGGTTTGATAAAGATGGTAAATTTTTATCGGTAACTGGTGTGGATGGTAATTATCGCCCAGGGAATATTCTAGTTGATGGACAAACAAGAGCTTTTCCAACTAATCTTGAAGACTATAATATCGGTGAGAGAGTTGCAAAGACACGTATGAATGATTTATTAAATACTGGTGATATTGTTAAACTAACATTAATTGATAGAAGTTGGCGTAGTGCTGGAGATAAGCCAAATGTTGTTGCTTTTGTATTAAAAAATGGTGGTAGATTGTGGGCTATACAAGATACACATTCATATTCACATGATTATATCTATAGCAATGATTATAATAAAATTGGTACTAAGGCTTGGCAAATGACAAGCGGTAGTATTAGAGATATTTTTAGATTAAACTTAAAAGCCGGTGATTCACCTGTTGAAGATCCAATGGGTTATAATACACAAATGGATGATAATTTGAGAGTTAAATCATTAGGTATTAGAGATAGTATTAAAGATGCTAACTTCGCAATAGTTTTAGATTTAAATAAAATGGGCTCTTTAGATTTTACTAAAAAGACTGATATTATCAATAATAGAAAGGAATCTAAAAAGGATGCTTTGGCATTAATGACTGATGAGGAAATTAAATCGGTTAACTTAAAGAAATATTTTGATGAGCTTGTCAAGAGAACAAAACTTGTAGGTAGTATTGAAGATATTGTTGTATTTTCTAAATTAATGGCTAGATTATTAGGTGGGAAATATTCAGTTTATAATTTATCTTATAATAGTAGTGATTATTTGTCCAACACACTTCCATCAAGAATTGCTTCTTCAATATTTCAAATAATGAAAACAATTAAAAAGAAAGAAAAAGAGGGAGAACTGGATGAGTATTTATTAAGTGCTGAATTTAAAGAACTTGTAGATAGTGCTAATCAAAATTATGAACAAGGTCTAGATGATATGATGAATAAAAATAAAATATATTCTGAGTATTTAACTAAATTAAAAACAACGATTAAATCTAAAAACACTGGTGATGATGATGAAGATAAACAAATGAAAGTTATTGAATTATTAGATACACTTTCTGCTCAAATAAATAAACTTATTTTAAGTATGCCATGTGAATGTTTAGAAGATGTTGAAATTGTTCTACAAGAAGTTGCTAATATTAGAAGAATGATGCAGTCAGATCGTGCTGGATTAAATAGTTTAAATAATTTCTTCCAATCTATGACTCCAAATTCTTGGCGAGCAGGTGACGTTTATAATAGTTTAGTTTATAATGCAAGATATGGTAATGCAATAAATGGTTTAAATCATCTTATTTCAGTTATGAAAAGAAAACAATCGATTTATAAAAAATAAAGAAAAAATCCACATTAGTTGTGGATTTTTTTATTTAATTTAATATATAGTTTATGAGATATATCAATACTTTCGAGTCATTTACTGAAAACACTAACCTTATTATTGTAGATGTTCAAAAATCATTTAAAAAATTCTTTACTGATGGTTATCTAAGTGAACTAAACAAGTATGCTAAAACCTTTAGCTCGGTGTATCAAATTTGGGATAATCATATTGATGGTAAAAATGTTGATAAAGATTATTTATATGATGAAAACCCTGATGTTCCTGTTCACCATGATTTATATGTTTTTCCAAATCAGAAAGAGTTGATTGAGAAAAGATATAATTATGATGTTGATGTTGATTTCTATAAAAAGATATTATCACCTGAGGTTTACAAAGATGCTAAAGATAAAGAGACTAAAGGTGTTCTTCAACAAGGTAATTACTTTAAGACTAAAGGAGACACTTATATCATCTATATCGGAAATAATCATATATGGTATCATTTACCTAAAAAACTACAAGAATTGTTTACTGATTTAAAGGGTAAAGAAGTTGTTATGGTTGGAGGTTCTGATTCAGAATGTTTCTTAGATGTTGAAGTTGCTGCTAAAATATTTGGAGTTAATGTTAAAAGAAATTTCAAATATATTTACTCTGCTACACACTGTCCAATAAAGTAATTAATTTACAGTTGCATAAACTTCATAATCTGATATTGTGAAGTTAATTACCATATACTCTTGAAATCTTTCTGGGTCATCATAGAACTCAACAGAGAGCTGATAACCAAGTGAATCAATCTCTGGTATATAATCTGCAATTTGTGCTCTTAATTCGCCTTCTATTGACTCAGCAGACAATCTTGTTTCGTGTAGAAGTTCTACAAGATTTCCTCCAAAATTTGGCTCATTTAAAACATCACCTTTACTGGTAAATATTAACATTTCATATTTCTGTATTATTACACGTACTACATCATCTTCGATGAGTTCATATTCTCTAAATCTTGGATGTCCTGGGTAGGATATGTAGAAGTCAATAAAGTTAAAATTTTCCATAAATTATATATTAAACTATAATATATACATAATGAAATATCTAAAAACATTAGAAGCATTTATTATAGATGCTAGCTTGATGCCTAAGCTTGATGCAGAGGAATTATATTTTAAATATATTAGTGGTCCTTACGGAGCAAATTTTAAAACACGTGAAAAAAATTTCACCTATAATGATGGGTTAGAAGGTGATTTTAAAGAAATAATTACTGTACTTGAAGAAGATTGTTCAGAATTTTTAGATGAGTTAAGGTCAGAAAAACAATATCCTTTATTCAGAGGTGCTAGATATACAGATGAAACTTATACTAATGGATTATATAGCAAATCTGCATATAATGGTAATAGAAAAAGTTTAGATACCCCTAAAGAAATTAATGATATTTTTAATAAGCATTTTAAAGATAAATTTGGAATAGCTCTAAGAAATAGTGGAATATTTACTTCTAAAAAACCACAAGTTGCCTCTGATTATGGAACAGTTTATATGTTTTTTCCAATAGGCAATTACAAATATTATTGGAGTGATAAAGTTTTAGATTTCTTTGGTGATATTGAAATGAAAAATTGGTATTATGATTGTGTAAATGATACTGCATGGGAGGACAGATATGGTGAATATTCAGGTAATGGTGTATGGTCTTATATGGGATTGGAATATAGTCATAGTGCAGATGATACTATGTATGATATACGACAACAGAATCCAAGCTTATCTTATGATAAAATAAGAAAGCAATTAGATTGGGTACCTGAAAAGACATATGATGAATTTGAAAAGGATGCTTGGATAGAATGTGATAAGGAAATAAAAAAGTTGGTTGACTCTTATACAGAAGGAGATTTAAAAAATGTTGTTCAGCATGAAATAACATTTATTTGTGATAAGTATTATTTAGTAGACCTTGCTTTCTATAATAAGATGTTAGAATATTTAAAATTAAAGTCGTCTAATTAAGACGACTTTAATATTTCTTTAAACTTTCCGACAATTGTCATTCCTAAAATTATTGGATCTGTTTGAGTTTCTAATTTATATGAATAATCTGCTATGATATATGCTGTTTCAAATAACTTATCAATATCTTTTCTTTCGGCTAAACACCAATCAATAAATGGTTTTCCCAATAGTTTAATCATTTCATCAATTTTATCTGCTCCAAAGTTTGACATCAAAAAATGATATGTTTGCTCTGAATTACTATCTGAGTAAATCAAATTATATAATTCAAGTTTTGTCTTATTAGACATAGCATTAGTTGTATCTCCAGCACCACCAGTCTCAAAAAAGCTTTGTAATTCTACTAAAGTTGCTCTAAAGTCTGGAAATTTCTTAACAACAATTTTCTTAATATCATTATCATCTGGTTTATGCTGCTTTTCTTCTGCTGGAATAATAATGTCTTTAATCTTTTTGAACATTGCCATTTTTAAAAATTTCTCTTCTTCTGGATTCTGACAGTCAAAACCAACTTGTTTAATCCTTGATTTCAATCCATCTGAAATTTTACCAATATGATTTGTAGTTATTATAAATCTTACATTACTGTTATAACGTTCAATAAAAGCTTTAAATGCATCTTGAAAATTAGCTGAAACTCTTTCAAATTCATCTAAGAAGACATATTTTATATCAGAATCAACATCCATAATAGATGTAAACTTACAAAAGTCATCAATTTGTGTTCTAAGCACATCAATTGATGTGTCCATAGAGCAATTAAGTTCTAAATAAGGTGTAGCTTTTGAGTACTTTCCTATTAATATTCTTGCTAAGGAAGTTTTACCTGTTCCGTAGTGTCCGTAAAATATGTAGTGTTGATTAACTCCGTTTTCTATTTCTTTTTGAATTCTGGGTAATAAGATACAATCCTCGATAGTTCGAGGTCTCCATTTCTCCCACAATAGTAATTTATTAATTGACATAATTATATTTATTTCTTAGTTATATATCGATTAAATGATAAAAAGTTTGTATGTGCAAAATGTGTTTTAATATATAAAAACTATGATTGGAGATTCGTTTAATTTTGAAGATGTATTTTTTCGTGACTTGACAGTTTGCGTTCTAAATACATTAGAAGGTCAAATACGCTGGACTAATAAATTTACTAGTGGAGATGTTAAAGTGGAAGTTCCATTTTATTACTCTATGACGGGAGATGAAAGATTCTTGCTGGATAGCTTTACTGATGATATTGTATCAGGTGATGCAAGTGGGAATGGTAGATATGTAGAACTTAATACTGATATTATTCCACGTGGTCACATAACACTAACTTCTTTTAATATTAGAAGTGATGAATTTACAAATCCTAATGTTTGGTTAAGAACAGTAGTTGAAAATGAAGTAGAGGTTAAGAAAGTACTTTCTAAGGTAAGAGCTATTCCTATTTCAGTAACATATGATTTAGCGATATTATTATCGAGTGAAGTTGATAGTTTTAAATGTAGTCAAGCAATTATGGACACAATGTGGTTGTATAGATTTATGTATTTTGAGCATAATTTTATGAATATTGATGCGGTGATGTTAATGCCTGATAATATGAATGTTGAGATGACACGTGAAAAGAATATTACCTCTGATAATGCAATTAAAATGAGTGTTTCTTTTGAAGTTCAAACATATTATCCAGCTTTTATTAAAGATGAAGGTCCTGATAATACTGATTCATACTCATTGGAGCCTAGAAGAACTAAATGGTATAATAATATCTTAGCTGCGAGATCGAGAGGTTTAGCAGGTGAATCACAACAGACAAATTTACGAGGATCAAATATAAAGCCGTCCGGTAGTTCTGTACGTGATAAGGGAAAAGGAAAATAATTAAAACTTATTTCCTTTAGACCTATTTTCTTCTTTTTTTAGAGGTCTTAGATTTGAGTAGTGATTTAGTTTAACTATATCTTCTATTGTTGTAGCGATAGACACTGGTTCTATATGATCTATTTCCCAATACATTCCATAATTTTCCCAATTCATAAATTCATCAAATAGATTTTCAATATAATTGCTGAAGAATATAAAATCACATCCTAGTATTTGAATTGTCTTTTTAGACTTAAATGTGAATTGTCTTTTAAATGAATTTTTTATTAAATTTCTTATATTTCCTGATATTTTGAATAATGGATCATTTATCCTCCTTTTTTTATTATATTCTTTATTATATTCTAAATAGTGATTCTTATTTTCGATATAATTTTGTTTTTTCTTTTCTGCTAATATTTCTTTATTTTCCTCTCTATATCTTTTTTGATATTCCCTCTGATAATTCTTCATATCAAATTCTGGATTACATCGTCTGCCTTTTTTAATATAGGTATATTCTGTACATTTTTTACAGATAGATTTGACTCCAAATTTACCTCCATTATTTTTATGAAAATTGTCTATACTTAACTCTATATAGCATCTATTGCATATTTTATACATTTTATTGTTGCTTTTAGTTATATATATAATTTCTTTGTACAAAAAGTCATTTTTTTCTAAAAAAAGAAAAAACGGCTTTTTTTACTATATATATACATTATATAAAAAATAAAAATTTTAAATATGAAGAATCTTAAACTTGAGTTGTTTAACTTCAAAAAGGATCTTTCACTTGATCAAGAAGAAATTTCTGTAATTGTAGAAGGGCACATGAATGCGTGTAATGCACATTCTGAGAAAACTATAATTTCGTCTCTTAACGAAAGACTTAAACCTTATACTTACGATAAGAGTGTTAAATCACTATTGGAAGGTCTTAATGATGATATGGCTACTTATGAGTTATTATATGAATTAAAAAATTTGTATAGTGTTCTTAATACTAAAAATCAAGGAGAGCTTTATAGACAACCAATTAATGTTTTGTTACAAACAATTAATCTTGAAGCAGATCAAGATAGAATGTCAAAAATACTTAACGAGTTGGTAGTCTATGACTGGGTTCCGGAAATTAAATTATTTGTACATAATTTAACTAAATCTCCTGAAAAAAGGAGTAATCTTTTAAGTGGTGGATCAGCAGAATCAATTTTTACAATAGTTGAGCAAGTTGAGCAAGGTCATATTGCTTTAGTTAAAGATTCTTGGTTTTTATTAACTGAGAATGCAATTGAAAAAACTTTACTTGAGACACATATCAAAGATGAAGAGACTTTAAGAAGTTTGAGAACATTAGAAACAGCTCTAAACTATTCTACAATTACTGAAAATAGAGTAAACTTTAGAATCTCTGAATATTTAACAGTGGGATTGGGAGTTGGTAATAAAGGTGGGCTATACATTAATGATGATGAGCTTAATGAGGAAACTACATTAGAGAGCTTATTTAACTCACCAATTATACCAATAGTTAACAAGAATTTTTATCCAGTTATTCTTGAGACTTCAAAAAATTTAGATAAATTTGTTGAATTAGATGTTGTTAAAAGAGTTGGTAATTTGGTTAATCCTTACCTAGAAGTATTTGCTTTTAACTATAAAAACAATATTTTTGTTTACAGATGTGATGAAAGATATGGTAATTCATTCTTCAAATATGATTCTGCTTTAGAATTAGTAAATGAAGTAAGAAATGAATTGAACTATGACTTGACTTACTTCTTTGAAAATAAATTAGGTAAAGAGTTAATCGTAAAGAGAAAACTTGAAGATAAAGAAAGAGATATTACTCTAAAATTAGAGGATGTTAATTTTAACATTGATAAAGTTAAAAACTCTATTAAAATGATTGGTGAATCTGCGGTATTATCAACGGCACTTTCTAACTTAGAGAAGAGAAAAACTGCACTTGATGCGGAATTATCCGGAGTTAAAGAACTACAATATAACGAGAGAATTAAGTTATAATTAAATTTAAATTTATAAAAACACCATATTATTATGGTGTTTTTATTTTTTAATACTAAAATATAATATATAATATAAGTTTATAAAAATAATTTTAATAATGATTGGTAAAATTAATGGTGTATCAATTGCATCAACCGGTTCACAAACAATAGACCAAGTTTTAACATCTGGGAATGTAACAGATAAATCAATTACCTTTGATAATGGTGTGGATTATGAAACTGATTTAACTGGTGATGAAATTAGATTATCTAATTGGACATTTGATGGAGATAATCAAATTCATTTAAATTTAAATGATGGTATAAGAGTTATTAATCAGAATATAGCATCTGCATCATTATCTTTAATTCACATTAAAGCAAGTGGTGATGAAATATTTTATAGTGATAATAATTCTGGAACATCTTTAAAAGTGAGAAAAATTGATAATGAATATCCAATTTTTAATTTACCTGCTAAAATAACTGGAGATTATACTTTAGCTACACTAAGTGATATTCCAACAATAGATCAAGTTTTACCAGAAGTTTTAATATATTCAGTTTCTCAAACTTCAACAAATCAACCAGTAGCTAATAAAGTATATGGAACATTATCTCCAGATATTCTATCTGTTAGAGAATCTGTGGGATATTATTATTTAGTTTTTGATAATTCAGGAACTTTAAATTGGGATTTAAATAAAGTTTTTATTTCAACTAATGCTGGTGATATTTCAGACGCAGGTGGTTCCTCTATTAAAAATAGTATTTTTGGAACAAGAGTGGATCTTGTTACAAGTGCTTACGGTAGTATTTTATCTGACGGAATTTTAGCTCCTGGTTTTGAATTAAAAATTAAAATTGAAATATATCCTTAAAATAAATACGATTTTATGCTGAAGTATTGTTTAGAAATTTAAGCGGAACCGTTGCTTTGCTTAGCGATAACCAACCAGTGTATTTAGTTTACACTGCTTTATTAACACAATCTGGAACAGATGTACCATCTGCAATTGTGTTGGAAAATACAACTGGTTCGGTTCTTACTTTTTATCGAAGTGATGTTGGGGAATATTATGTTGAATTATCAAATGGATATTCTGATATTAATAAGGTTACTTTGAGTTCTACTATTAATTCAAATAATGGTCATGGTGGTTTTATGACTTATGAGGGTTCTAAATATGGAGCTTCATCATCTCCATATCTTTATTTTAATACTTGGTCAATAGTCATAAATGACATGTCTGATGATTTATTATTTAAATCATTTTTTGAAATAAGGATATATAATTAAAAAATTTAAAACTTTTTAAAAGTGTTATATATAACATGAATGATAGCATTTCCACTAAAAGGTTAATCCTAAAAAAATAAATGCTAGTAAATGTACCTAAATAACAAAGAATTATATATTGAAATTATAGTGAGCAAAGCTCAAGGAAAATTAACAAGAAATTCCGAAAAAATGCTTGAATTGTTAGCAAAAAAAACAATTAAAAAAATGAGATACTGGTCTAATGATGATAAATTAGATTGCTACCAAAGCGGTTTATTAGATATGTTTCAGAACTGGTATAACTTTAACGAAGATAAGTCAACAAATGCATTTGCTTACTTTACTGAAATCTTCAAGAGAGGATTGGCAAAAGGTTGGAATGATTTATATAAGAAAAAAGGTGATAATGAACACCAGATAAAATTAATTTCTATTGAAAGTTCTAACGATGGGAATGGATTACACTCAATCTAAAATTTTTATTTATGATATAGTAGCACAACCAGCTTTTGAGTGTGCTACTATTTCTTTTAATATTCAACCGACTGATAAGATAGAAAATCGAAAAATATATTAAAAAACTTATTTAAATTTTAATATAGAATAAAAAAAGTACAAAATGAACAAAGTTATTTTACAGTTGTGGGAGCAATCTGAAAAGAAAGAAGATATTACTCCAGTTGGATGTTCCTTACATATTGATTATAAATCACATATAGAATATATGAGTCGATATTTTGAAAATCTCAAAGATGAAGTTCCTAATAAATATATTAGACCTGTTTCTAAACCTATTGTGGTTAATATAACAGATATGTTATACTCTATTATTATAAGTGATAGAAGTGTTGTGATTCATCAAAATGAATTAAATAATCTTGTTCAGTTAGAGAATATAAAATGATAAACAATATATTTTAATTGGTTTAACTATTGAAAGTATATTTTACATAATTTTATACTTTTTCATTGTTAATTCGGTTATGATTATAAATTCATAACCTTTTTTATTACACCAAGCTATCATTGTCTCCCATTTATTTTTATTTTTATGTGCCATTTTTAAGTCGTATTCAAAACCTCTCAACTTTTTTAGCCCACTTGCCGGAACTTGCATAACACCATTAGTTAAGTCAAGTACCATTTGGTATTCCTTTTGTGGTTTAACTTCAACTACTACTTTTTTGGTTGTACCATCACTATTTCTAATTTCATAATAAAAGTCTGGATAATAAGAGTGACTTTTAACTCTTGCATCACCATTTTCAAAATGTGTTAACTGATATGGTATTGTAAGACACTCTGCACCCCACATTATAATTGATTCATTATTATCCAACCACGTCATTATTTTCTTTTCCCAAGAACTTCTAAAGTAAACGCCACCTTGAGCATTTAATTTAATTACTTTGTCTTTATATGTAGGTATGAAATTACCTTGATTATAGTTTTTATTATTAGGCTTTGAATTAATCATCTTTAAAAATTCGATTTTTAATATATATTATTATGAGCGAGCTACTAGAAAGAGTGAAGTTAAATCTTCTCTATAACGGAAATGGTATTGAAGATAACTTCAAAAAAAATAGTTTATTTTTTTATGAAAAATATAGACAATCCTCAAAGGATGTTACTGCAATAAACATTACAGATATGTATCCTGGTGGTTTTTACTTTTTACACTATAAAGATGATTCAAATTGGATGAAGTATGCGCCTGTATTCGTTGCTGATTTTAAAAAATTTGAAGACAAAATTATTTTATTCTGTGTTAATTTCAATTTTATTCCATTAGAAATAAGAGTTCAAATATTTGATAAATTTATTAGTGAGCAAGATTTCAAAAATAATGCTTTTTTGAAAGTTAATTATAAAGGAATGTATGAGCAATTATTACTTTCTGGCTTTGAATATGCACTTATGGAATTCAATGCTGCTCAGATAGTACTTGTTCATAGAATACATTTAGATTTAATACCAAGATTTCTTTATGCACAACACCCTATAAACATTTATGATCCAAAAAAACTTGTTCAGATATGGCAGGCTAAGTTAGATGGTCGTGAGCAAAGACATAAAGAAATTGTTTCTTCAATTATTAGCGATTTTTATGACGTTAATAATGAAATATCGGGAAAGTATGATGTTATGCGTGATCATATAAAACGTTTACAGACAAGCCTTTCTAAATATGGGAAATAACTATTTATACTTTCTAACCATTTCTGATCCTAAATAGTGATTACCTACTTTAGTGAATCCAAATCTATTATAAAACTCTACTAATCTATCTGAGTCTGAACCATAATTTGTTGATGCAATTAACCAAATATTTAATTTATTTGCATCTGCAAATTTTGTTAATTTTAACATACCTTCCGTACCCATTCCTGTTTTTTTCGACTTAATATCCATTAAAATCATTACTAAATTACCTCTATCTTTTTCATGTGTTGTTGTGAAATTAACTGTTATAATAACACCTTTCTTGTGTAGATCATCTGATATTTTTAACCATTCTGTATGTAATTCATTCTTTATATCCTCATTGAATTTTTTCAAATATTTCATTAGTTATATATTATACTTCTAAATTAGAAATTATAATTAATAGAAAAATATAGAAAAAGGGGCTAAACACATTTCTATATATACTATATGAAAGCAAAAGAAGTAATGAGTAAATATAATATAACTCGTAGAACACTAAGCAATTGGGTAAAAAAAGGTGTTATTACAGTTGAACTTACACCAACTGGTAGATACATTTATATAGAGAAAAATAAGGTATCAGATGAAAAATTGTAGTAAGTGTAAAGAAGAAAAGGATTTATCTGAGTTTTATAAATCATCATCTAGTAAAGATGGTTATAGGTCAAATTGTATTAAGTGTTCTAAACAGTGGAAAATTGATAATAAAGAGAAAGAAGCTCAATATAGAATAGATAATAGAGATAAACGCAGAGAGTATGATAAAAATAGGACTGATCAAAAGGAACGTTCTATTAAATATTATTTAGTTAACAAAGAATCTATTAAAGATAAGAGTGCTAAATATTATGAAAATAATAAAAATTCTAAACTTGAATATCAGAGGCAATATCAACAAAATAATAAAGAAAAGCGTAATATTTATTTAAATGAAAGACGACAGAATGATCCTTTATTTAAATTAATTACGAATGTTCGCAATTTAATATATAATTCGTTCTATTATAATGGATATTCTAAAAATTCAAGAACAGAAGAGCTACTTGGTTGCACATTTGAAGAATTGAAGAAATATTTAGAGTCTAAATTTGAAAGTTGGATGACTTGGGAGAATAGAGGACTTTATAATAGTAAGTTTGATTGTGGTTGGGATATAGACCATGTAATACCATTATCGAGCGCAAGCACAGAAGAAGATATAATTAAATTAAACCATTATACAAATCTTCAACCACTCTGTAGTAAAATAAACAGAGATATAAAGAAAAATAGTTTAGAGTATGGCCTCATATAATACGCACAACCAAGAAAATAGTAATAATCTGGAGAATGTAGGATTTTCTCAAGTTGAAAATAAATCATTATTTAATAGGATATTAAGAAATCTATCATCTTATGGAATGAACTATGATGATATGATTGTTAGAAATCAGGTGGGTATCGGTATTAATGAGGATCCTTATGCTGCAAAAGGAAATTCGATGTACGATTTTTTTTCGCAACGTGCTGTGGCTTCGGTACTTAACAAAAAATCAATACCTTATTTAGATAAAGCATATGGTGATAAAAGAAGAATCCTAAGAGAGTATTCCATTAAAGATGAGTTGAGAGACTTTATTAGTACAATTGCTGATGAGTGTATTGTTTATAATGATGAGAAAGATTTCTGTTCACCATCAGGATTATCAACTGGTTATTCACAAGAGATTCATGATAAATATCAAGAATATTTTGAAAGAGTTTATAATAGATATGGATTTGGTGATACCATCAGTGCATTTCAAATGATGAAAGATTTTCTTATTGATGGTTATTTAGCAGTTGAGATTGTATATGATGATAAAAAGAAGAATATAATTGCTTTTAATAGATTAAGACCTGAGACGATAGTTCCAGCATTTGAGCCTTCAATTGGACATTTATGGATTCAATATCCTGAGGATCCTCAATTAAGAAGAATTTTCTTAGATTCACAGATTGTATTTATATCATATTCTACACAGAATGAATTTTCTGAAACTTCATATATTGAGGGTTTAATTAAGCCTTATAATCAATTAAAAATATTACAGCAAACTAAGATAATGTTCAACATTATCAATGCTACTGTTTATCAAAAGTTTACTATTCCAATTAAAGGATTATCTAAGCAAAAGGCAGAAGAACAAATTGGACAATTAATACACGATTATTCCGAAGAGGTTGAATGGGATGATACTTTAGGTACAATGACAATTAATGGTTCTAAACACCTACCTTATAATAAACAAATTTGGTTTCCTGAGGGTGATGGTGGTGCTCCTAATATGACACTTGAATCTCCACAAGGACATAA